AACATCATCGGAACTGGCTTGAAGGACGTGGACGTGCTGCTCAACGGCGGCGTTCCAGAGAAGGTCATGATCGGCGTTCTCGCTTCTACCAACATCGGTAAGACGCTAATCCTATCCGCTATCGCTTCTAACATGATGGCTGGAGGTCACAACGTCCTGTACATCACGATGGAAGACCCAGACAAGAAGATCGCTCTGAGAATGATGCAGAACCTCTGCGACATCAGCCAGGACAAGCTCAAGCTTCTCAACAAGAACTCGTTCGTCGCCCTCAAGAACAGAATGAAGGAGATGACGAAGAGCCACCTTAAGATCGTGGAGCTTCCTGACTCGACTGCTAACGCTATGAAGATCTGCACGGTCTTGAAGGATCTCAAAGAGAAGAAGAACTTCGTCCCAGAGATCATCTTCCTTGACTACATCGGATGCATGATTCCGAACGGACGTCCGAACCCGACTCTAAACACTAACACTATCCTTCAGAGAGTCGCAGCTGAGACGAGAGGCGCTATCTGCACTAAGATGGGCATTCCCATCGTCACTGCCCTCCAGACTAACAGAGGAGGCTTCGACAGCGCAGACGTGGACCTCAACGACGTGGCTGACTCTTACGGATCTACGATGAAGCTCGATGCTGTGATAGCAGTGACTCAGGACAAGTCTCAGCTAGAGCAGGGCATGTACAAGCTCAAAGTAGCTAAGACTAGACTGAAGAACAACAAGGGCACTGAGATCATGATAGGCGTGGACATCGGCAAGCAGCAGATCTACGACGTTGGAGGAAAGCCACAGCGTCAGGTCAACGTCACCGAGACTACTGCAGTTCAGAATCCAGCTCCGACACCCGCTCCAGCCCAGCCAGTCAATCAGGATGTCGCAGACAACGCTTACATAGCTACAGCAGAAGTTGACCTTGACAAGCTAAACGGACTGCTATAGGAGGAAATGATGGTAGTAGACAGCGACTACAAGATAGAGACTCTAGAGCGAGAAGCTGCGAAGAAGGAGTTCTTCGAGATTCTCAAGCGTCAGGGCTACGACATGTATGACGTCGACGAAGAGACGAACTTGCCGAAGTGCCTTCTTCCGATAATCAAGAAGAAGGACCTCAACAGCTTCATTCTCTTCAACAGCATGCTAGAGCATGTCCATGTGGATCACGACATCAGCGTCATTGACATGTGCACCTACCTGATCGAAGACTTCTTCGAGCCAGAGCAGCTCTTGACTCTGCTTCAAACCAACTTATATGACGCCCTCTATCTAGAGCTCAGAAAGAAGAAGGGCGCTAGCGTAGAAAAACTGAGCAAGTTCTTGATACGATGACAAAGACTGAAATTTACTCTATCGTCTGGCTCTTCAATCAGGAGATTCGAAAGTCCCTGAAGACCATCAACTTCGCTAACGTGTTCAGAGAGATCAACTGGACGCTAGCTGTCGAAGAGATGGAGAGAAGCGCCATGTTCGCTAAGGGAGGCAACTACCACGAGCTCCTGATGAACAAAGTCATCAGAGCAGCTAACGCCCTAGAGTCTGGACTGCTGAACATGAAGACCTTCAAGATCTACATCTTCGGCGAGTACATCAGACACTACAAGGGATGCTTCCTCAAGCGCAAGAAGAACGGCGAGCTATACGCTCCAAAGGGCAACGGAAAGAAAAAGAAGCCCGTATACAACTGCCTTGACCTTGACGCCATAGGAAAGCTTGAGGGAATAGATCTGTACAGACCAGAGAATCTGAAGGCTCAGACTGACTGTCTAAGGGACATGTCGGAGAAGGTAGTGAGCGTCTTGAACATTGATGATGATCAGAAGAATGTCCTGTTCCAGATGCTCATCGACGGGAAGATCGGGTTGCACCTCTATCTCTACCTCTGGCAGAAGAACGACGGCTTCGGAATCGACGAGAAGAAGATCAGAGACGAGGAGTACGCGAAGTTCATCAAGATGGTCAAGTATCTCGCTGAAGACGGCATAACTCTCCAGGACATCTACTGCCACAGATCTGGCGGCATGAGATGAATTTTTGAGCGCAAAAAAGTTTCTATATATAACATGTCCCCGGGAGATAAACTTCCGGTGAGGCGTTAAGAAGAAAAATGAATGAAAGATAAAGGAACAATAAAGGTAAAAATATGATCGAACGCAATTTTGACGGTTACTTCCAGCAGGTCAACGAACTCGCAGGCAAGAAGGATAAGAAGGGCTACGAAATCGAAAATCTCTTCGAACCCATCATGATCAACCACAAGTGCGAAATTGTCCTAAGACTGCTCCCGCAGCCTGCAACAGAGACGGCTCCGTTCGTAGAGAACAGAACTCACTCCTTCAAGGACACTGACGGCAAGTGGAAGGTCGTTGACTGTCTCAGAAAGAACAACCACAAGTGTCCTCTCTGCGACTGGAACTCTGCTGTGTTCGACGCTTTCCCGAAAGAGAAGGCAAAGGATGTCCTTAAGAAGGCTGGCGCGAAGAAGGCCAAGAAGACCTACATCTGCAACGTCTATGTCGTGAAGCACCCTGGCAACCCAGATAGCGAAGGCAAAGTTTACCGCTTCAAGTTCGGCGTCCAAATCATGGACAAGCTGCTCGAGAAGCTCAACGGTAAGGACGATCCGGATAAGGGACACATCGCTGGCGTGAACGTGTTCGACTACTACAAGGGCGCAAACCTCATCTACAAGGCTAAGGACACTGAGTTCGGTCCGAACCCAGAAGAGTCCTACTTCGGTGACCAGAAGCCGATCAGCGACAAGAACAACAACCCTCTCACTGACCAGGAGATTGAAGCAATTGACGCTAAGCTCTACACTCTCAAGGAGTGCGAGAAGGACACCAGCAAGGAAACCTTTGAAGATGTCTTGGACACCTACGAGAAGCTCGCAGCAAAGAAGCTCTACGACCGCACCAAGGAAGATCCGCAAGGCAAGTACAAGTACATGCCGATCATTCCAGGCGTGGACCCGAGCAACACTGCTGCAACGAACGAGTCTGTCAGAAGCGAAGATGCAGAGCCAGCAGCTGAAAAGCCGTCTAGCGAGAACATCGACGAATTCTTGAACGATCTCACCTAAAGCTCGTCAAAGAAACTGGTTGAACGGTCCAACTCTTTTACTCTTTTACTCCTATCTTAGACCGTTCACGAGGTAAAAAGAAACAAGTCCCAGAAGCAATTCTGGGACTTTCGGTGTTTTTGGGTTTACGAACTCGGAAGAAATTCCTATATTGTCATTGAACAACAAGGAACTACTCATGGACCTGAAAAATCGAAACTTAAGAATTCTCAACTTTACATCATATAGCTTAAATGGCGCAGTTTCATCAATTTTGCTCAAAGCCTACTATCCGCACTGCGACACTTTCTTCGTCTCCTACAGAAAGCCTGAAGACATGATCAAGCGCTACAGGGAAGCTCCTGGCCGCTACGATGTCGTCATTTTCACGAACTTCGCACCGACTACGAGTCGCGAAGTCTTCACCAACGGCAAGACTCCGTTCGTAATCTTCGACCATCACGAGAACGCCAACTGGTGGAAGACGCTGAACAACAAGGATGTCCACGTCAATCAGGACTACTCTGGATCCATCATGGTCTACATGTACTACAAGCGCTGGATGGCCGACATGGAACGCTATGCCGACATCGCAAAGATCGCAGACGACTTCGAGCTCTGGAAGCTCAAGGACATCCGCTCGTTCCACTTCAACACTCTCTTCTGGAAGGCAGAGAGCGCATACGCGTTCATGAAGCGCTGGAGCAAGGGCGGAGCTTTCGCACTCACTCAGACCGAGAAGGACATTCTCACTGAACATGTCCGTGACTGGAAGCTCTACTACGAGTCTCTAGCTCAGCTGGAGATGTCTTTCAACGGACGCTTCATCACCGCTAACGAGTACCACTCCGAGATCAGCAAACAGATGGACATGGAGGGCGTCAACTACTTCATGGTCTATCATCCGAAGTCTCACTACATCACGATCCGCTCTTGCAACGCTCTCGTAGACTGCCGTGAAGTTCTCGGAGACTTGAAGGTCTTCTCTGCCTCTAGCAATGTGGGAGTCATTCCGTGTCAGGACGCTAACGAAGCTAAGATGATCTGCGTGAGAGTTGAAAACGCTGTCAAGGCTCATCTTCCAAAGGACAATAAATAGCCCGCTATGGAAATCGATGAACAGACAAAGACATTCACTCTAGAGAAGTACATCCGTAGAGCAGTAGAGGGCGTCAGACACAAGGGTCGCGGAAACGAGATCAAGGTCTGCTGCCCGTTCTGTGGAGATAGGGAGTACAAGGGCACTCTATGGCTCACTAACACATACCGCTGGTGCTACACTTGCTGGAGAGCCTCTTGTCAGTGCTCCGATCACGGAATCCTCGCTACGAAGTGGCTCAGGGAAGTCTCGCCGTCAATGTACAACGAGTACCTCGAAGAGCTAAAGGGTCTGAACAAGAAGTCTCAGAAGGACCTCGACGCCATCAAAGAGTTCATAGAGAGAAAGAAAGAGATCGACGCTATGGAGCAGAAGAAGCGCTTAGAGGAAGCTATGGCTAAAGACCGTAGAGAAGCTAGGCACTTCAAGAAGATCTCAGTGCCGGGACGCTGCCAGGCAGACGCGATCGCCTACTGCAAGAAGCGCATGATCCCAGAAGAAGTCTGGTCTAAGTTCTACTACTGCGACGACGGCAAGTATCACGACCGTGTAATCATCCCGTTCTTCACTGCTGCTGGAAAGATCGAATTCTTCCAGGGCAGAACGCTCATAGATGATGATGCGAAGTACTTGTCAAGAGTCGGACACACGGCTCTGTACAACTGGGACTTCGTAGACAAGACGAAGCCGATAGCTGTGCTAGAGGGTCCGATCAACAGCATCTTCGTAGAGAACTCGACTGCTACAGTCGGCGCAGGATCCTCTAAGGAGCTTGACGAGCAGCTGAAGAACCTCGACTGCTGGTTCATCTACGACAACGACAAGTCTGGAAAGAAGAAAGCATGGAAGAAAGTTAACGAAGAGAAGCCAGTTCTGATGTGGAACAAGCTCATCTTCCTCTACAATCTTCCAAGCGACATCAACGACATCAACGACGTAGTTCTCTACCTCAAGAGAACGAAGAAGTTCTCGATAGCAGAGCTCAGGGGATGCTTCACCCGCTATCCAGAACAGTACAAAGCGATAGAGCTCACAACTGAAGAACCGGTCGGAATCAAGCCAAAGCCTGACTTCGACGAACCTGAACTGGAGGAACAATGAAGTTCGAACCATCTAAAGATCTCTGGAAGCACCAAGTGTTGTTCGCAATCTACACTGGCACTATCCTCTACCTGATCTTTTTCTTCTTCTCTACGAATGAGCCGAGAAATCTAGCTGAGCAGATCAGCGCAGCAACTATGGCAGGCATAGACATCTACTTCGCGATCAGTGAAGTGTTCAAGATGATTCACTCTTACAGGGAGCAGATCAAAGATGAGAAGACTGATTCTAAATAAGAATCTCGACCTTGAGCGTGAGATAATCGCAGCCAGAGGTCCGAGAAAGATCAAAGACGAACACATCTCTCTGTGGAGAAGATGCAAGGCTTGGGCCGAAGAGGGAATGAAGAGAATCACAGTTGACGCTGAACAAGACGGAATCAGACACATAGAGATGACCGTCTAAAAAGGTCTCCTGCATGCCATGAAGCACAGCTCGAAAAGGGCTGTGCTTTTTGTGTAAATATTCTATGTCTACATTCGCGAAAAACTACTATCAGGGCTCTTTCGTTCCCAAGCATCCAGAGAAGTGCTTGAACTTCAACAGAAAGCTCTGGGACAGAGTGCAGCCTATAACTTACAGAAGCTCATGGGAGCAGATCATGTGCAACTTCTGCGACATCGAAGTGAATGTTCTGTCATGGGGCTCAGAAGTCGTAGAGATTCCGTACTACTCAGAGATCGACGGAAAGACGCACAGATACATCCTTGACTTTCTCATCATACTCAGGAAGAAAGACGGAACACTCGGAAAGTGGGCTATCGAAGTGAAGCCGAACAGCCAGTCTGCCTACTTGGACAAGATGGGAAACGTGATCTATCCTCCAGCGCCGAAAAAGAAGACGCAGAAGTCTCTAGCTAAGTGGCAAGAGAAGTGCCAAGTCATCAGGAGAAACTCAGAGAAGTGGGACGCTGCTAAGAGATGGGCTGCTAAGAGAGGGTTCAAGTTCGCTGTGAAGACTGAGAACGAGATCTTTGGTCTCGCTGGAGAGAAGGGTAGAGTCTAAGTAGAGTAAACTGGAGTTATAAATACAATATGAAGCTAGGATATCTCAACTTTTTAAGCAACAATTTCCTCAAGAACGAAGAAGACGCTCAGACGCTTCGCGAGCTCGAGGCTAAGAACAACTCTATAGGTCTAGATGAAGACCAGACTAACTGGGGCGCAGTCGGTGGCGGCTGGGGCTATGCGCAGGGAGACTGCGTGAACCCAGATCAGCAGTCGATCCTATTCGACGCGGTCTTCGAGTCAAAGAAACAGAAGATAGCTTTCTACCGCAGCATGTACAACTATCCTCTCGTCAAGAAGGCCATCACGATGATGGTGGACGAGATGTGCACGCCTAACGCAGAGAACGAAGTCGCATCATTCAACATCGCTAAGCACGCCGTAGATCAGTTCAACGTGACTGAGTATGACGCTCTCAAGAAGGAGTTCGACTACGTGATGAACTGTGTCTTCGGTCAAGAGAACATACACGACTATCTCAGACGCTGGCTCGTTGACGGTGAGCAGTTCATGGAGAACTGCGCTAGCGACGAGGGAGACCGTCTAGTCGGCGTCAAGCTGCTTCCCGCATACTGCTCTCTAGTCATCTACGAAGAGGGCGTAGCTACTGGCTATGTCCAGGATCCTAGAATGATCGATCTCAACTCTACTGGAGAGATCAAGAGATTCACGACTGACCAGGTCTCTTACTCTGACTACGGTCAGTGGGGCGTCAACAGAAACGACGTTCGAGGCCACTTGGACGCGGCGGTCAGACCTCTCAACCAGCTCAGAGCAATCGAAGACGCTCTCACAGTGACGAGAATCAACAGAGCTCCAGAACGCAGACTCTGGAACGTGTACATCGGTCGTGCTAACGACGCTAAGGCCAACGCTATGGTCAACGACGTGAGAAACAAGTACCGCAAGACCATGACTATCGACCCGATCACTGGAATGATCACTTCCTCTAAGAACGTTCAGAGCTTCACAGAAGACATCTTCGTCGGAAAGACTGACACTGGCAACGGAACTACCGTCGAGCCTATCAAGTCCTCTACCGAGTTCAACGGCCAGATGGATGACGTCAGAATGTTCCAGCAGATGGTCATGGACGCTCTCCTGACTCCGTCTGGAAGATGGCTAGTCGGAGAGGGAGGCAACGCTCAGTACGCTACTGCTCCAGAGCAAGAGATCACAGAGATCACCTACCAGAAGATGTGTCGCAGACTCGGACAGAGATACTGCAACCAGATCATCAAGCACACGTTCCTTGTTCACCTGAAGCTCGCTGGATTCAAGAAGAAGTTCCTTGATCCGACTCTATACAACATCACGCTCAACGGCGCTAACAACTTCGAGAAGATCAGACAGCTCGCAGTATGGGAGAAGATGGGCGGAATCATAGGACAGCTACAGAGCATGCTTCCGAATCTCGCTAACTCTAAGCCAGACTCAGAAGAGCAAAAGCCGCTGTTCTCTCGTCAGTACCTCTACGAGAACGTGCTTCACATGAGCGACGCAGACATTCTCAAGAACCAAGAGTGCATCAGACAAGAGCAGGAAGCTATCCTCGAAGAGGCAAAGGCAAAGAAAGACGAGGCTGCTCCGGAAGACAAGCCAGAAGACATGGAGGGCGACGACACGGACGTCGACTTCTAATTGGAGGATTAGATGAAGTATTCGCTAGCAGAGTGCCAGAAGATCTACAAGTTCTTCGAAAAAGACTTCTTTCAGAGAGAGCTCGGAGTGAAGCTCGGACCATGCTTGATCTTCATCAATCCAGACGAAGCCAAAGAGGTGTTCACCGACATAGACGACTGGGATCACCTCTCTGGACTCTCTTGGTACAAAGACGGACGAAACTACATCTACATGGACAAGATGCTTCTCGACAGCAAGAAGCTAATGGCCAACACGATCTTGCACGAGATGATACACCTCTACGACCAGCAGTACAACCCGAACGTGAGAAACTACAGGGCTGGTCACGGCGCTCTGTGGACGAAGACTGCTAAGAGGGCTACTGAGATCTACGGATCCAAGCTCGGAAGCATCGAGAGATACGCAGACGCTCACGAAGTAGAGAGAAAGAGCCACTACAAGATGATGCACACGACGAAGACGCTAGCGAACGCCTACGTAGTCGTATTGAGAACGAGAGAGCTCATCCCAGTCAAGGATCTGAGCCAAGAAGAGATCGAGACTCTCAAGAAGACGGACGTTCGCGGAATCTTCAGAGTGAAGCCAAACCTCCAGCAGAGCGCAGCCAACCGAGTCAAGTGCTACGCTACTTTCGAACAGCTCATGGACGACATCAATCTCGGCGTGACTGCGGAGGAAGAGGAGAGATACTCTAAGCTCTCCCTGAAGCTCGGGACTGACTCAGAGAGAATCTGGCTCAATCCGAAGAATTCTTGATAAGAGAATCATGATAAGAGAAAATCGAGACAATCTCACGTAAATAATTTTTAACTACCGTTTACAAATTGACGCTGGTTTCTTATATTAGTTAAGTGTTAGCGCCAATAGCTATAAATGGAATATAACTAAAGGAAAGCTGACATGAAGAAGACTATAACGGTCGACACTCTGGATATGGTAACACTCACAAACGGAACACACAACTGTGTTGCGATCTTCAAAGCAACTATCGCTGGAATGATCCGCCTCACTGGAATAAAGCTGTTCCACGACCCAGTCGAGAATAAGTGGTGGATGAAGTTCCCCGTAAACGAGAGCAATCACAAGAAGCTCCCGTTCTTCTCTTTTGTGTCCCATGACGACTACCAAAAGCTTCTAGAGTGCGCCAAAGACGGATATCTCTCTAAGGACGACACCTGTGAAGAAGATGCATACATGGGCTAACGCCATTCCTAAGACCAGACGCGAAAAAGACGTACTGAGGCTAACTAAGAATCCGGCAGAGTTCAAGCGCATGATGAACCTGCTGGAAACTGCGACAAAAGTCACCAACAACATCCACAAGTTCGAGAACGAGAAGTTCAAGACGGCTGAAGAAGCTATCGCTTTCGTCTCCTGCAGAATCTCAGAGGATATGCCCTGCCGAGACATATTCTTAGAAGAACTCAACTGTGTATTGGAGCGATATGAAGACAGAAAGCTATCTAGAGAAGGAAGTGGTAAAGATCCCGGAGTTTAAGGTCGGAGGCGAGTACAAAGACGAACAGGGAAACGACTACAGGGTACTCTCAATCAACGGCGACATCATGGAGGCGAAGTTCAACTTCGTCAAGAAGAAGTTCAAGATCATCCGCTACGGATCGACATACGCCGCTTTCAACAGCGGAAGGGTATGGTTCAGGTCTGCTAAGCCAGATCGCACTCTTCTTGAGAAGGACTGGACATGCGACATCACGCCTCGCGGCAAGTACAACAGCCTGAAAGAGATGACGCCTGAAGAGAAGAGAGCCTATAGACGCGAGAGAGCCAAGAAGCGCCGCAAAGCAAGAAGAGACGCCAAGGCAGCTGCTATAAATAAACCAGAAACAGGAGCTAACTAAGATGAGCGGATTTGATGAATTCCTCCACAACAGAAGAAACCCACAGAGGGAGCCTGAGTTCGTTCCGGAGAGAGAACCCGAAATGAACGAAAACTACGAATATGACACGAGACCTCCTAGAAGACCGAGAATCGACGAAGAAGAGCAGAAGCTGTTCGAAGAGATCGACTTCTACAAGCAGCGCCTCTACAAGAAGATCGACTCTTGCCTGGTCAGATACGGACTTGAGGGTCTGAGAAGAATCGACGAGGGAATCGCTAACTCTCTCGCTGACTACATAGCTCAGCTCAAGGGTCAGCCGAGACCGAGCTCAAGACAGGCAGCTCCGCAAGTTCAAGAAGCTGCACCTGCAGCGCCAGCACAGCCATCTAAGCCGTTCAAGAAGCCAGTTAGAATCGTAGAGGGTCCGCAAGGACAGCCTCAGACGTTCACACAGCCTAAGCCAGTTCAGCAGGACTGGAGAAATGATGATGTGATCAACAAGGTCCTCAACGACATCATTCCTCCGACAGAGATCCACGAAGTTCAGATCAACTCTAACATTCCGAGAGACCAGATCCTCGCTGAGAGAGCACAGAGAAACCAGAAAGTCGATCTAGCACCTCAGCCACAGATGGACAAGCACATTGAGGGCGACGAGATGGTCGAAGTCGGCGTCACTGGCGAAGAGCACGCAGAGACTGCACAGCCAGTCACGACTCCAGCTCAGTTACAGCAGGTAGAAGCTCCATCTCAGAAGAAGTTCGACTTCGCAGAAGCTGTCGTCGACCAGAGAACTGCTAGAGAAGCAGAGTCAATCTCTATGGTCGTTCCTCCGACAGTAGAAGAGGGCAACTTCGACAGCGGAGACGACTGGGACAAG